CCCAGTAGAGTACGGCAAGCTACTGAGTAAGGTCGAGTCCTTAGAAGAAAAAGTAGATTCTATGGAAGCCGACCTAAAACAATTATTGGCTCTAGCCAACAAGTCACGAGGTGCTTTTTGGGTAGGACTAAGTGTAGCTAGTTTCGTAGGGGCTTTAGCTACAATTATATTTAGAAAATTCTTAGGATAACTAGATGGCTATATACAGAGGTGATGGTGGTGCAGGTGACGCAGACAATGACGTTACGGTTACTACGGTAACACAGAAAGCACTAGAAGCTGATAACTCTGCTTCCGAAGCTGCTGCTTCCGCTGTACAATCTGCCAACTCTGCCAGTGCTGCTTCTACTTCCGCTAGTAATGCAGCAACATCTGAAACTAATGCAGCTAATAGCGCGACCAGTGCTAGTACATCTGCAACCAACGCTGCTACTAGTGCTACATCTGCTAGTACCAGTGCATCTAACGCTGCCTCATCAGCTAGTGCAGCAAGTACATCAGAAACTAATGCTGCTAGTAGTGCAAGTGCAGCATCAACTTCAGCAAGTAACGCTGCAACTTCGGAAACAAATGCAGCTACTTCAGAATCTAATGCAGCCAGTTCAGCTAGTGCTGCTAGTACGTCTGCTTCTAATGCAGCGACTTCCGCTTCAGCAGCCAGCACAAGTGCTACCAATGCTGCTACATCAGCCACTAATGCGGCTACAAGTGAAAGCAATGCAGCGACAAGTGCTAGTAATGCTGCTTCATCTTATGACAGTTTTGACGACAGATACTTAGGTGCTAAGGCATCTGACCCAACACTAGATAATGATGGTGATGCACTTATAACAGGTGCATTATACTTTGACACCACTAATGATGCCATGAAGGTATATGATGGTACGTCTTGGCTAACAGCTTATGTATCGTTAGGTGGTGCATTATTATCAGCAAACAACTTATCTGATTTAAATGACGCTGCAACTGCTCGTACTAACTTAGGCTTAGGTACAGCAGCGACTACAGCATCTACTGATTATGCCACAGCAGCGCAAGGTACATTAGCTGATAGTGCAGTTCAACCAGCAGACAATGTTTCTACATTAACTAATGATTCTGGCTACTTAACTGGAAACCAAACTATTACATTAAGTGGTGATGCTACAGGTTCTGGCACTACTGCTATTACAGTTACAGTAGCAGACGATTCACACAATCATATTATATCTAACGTAGATGGCTTACAAACAGCCTTAGATGCTAAAGGTACACTATCTAACGTAGTAGAAGATACTACACCACAGTTAGGTGGCAATTTAGATACCAATAGTAATGATATTAACTTTGGCGACAACGACAAGGCTGTGTTTGGTGCTGGCTCTGACTTGCAGATTTATCATACAGGTACTGCCAGTGTAATAAGAGACCAAGGGGTTGGAAGTCTATATATAGATGGTGCTAGTGAAATCTTTTTAAGGGGGCAGTCTGGCTTTACAAATATGGTTAAAGCCATAGATGGTGCAGAAGTTGAGCTATACCACAATAATAATCTCAAACTTGAAACAACTGCCACAGGCGTTGATGTAACAGGCACAGTAAATGCAACAGCGTTTAGTGGTGATGGTTCTAGTTTAACAGGTATTGAGGCTTTTGCTTCTGGCACAGCCATGCTATTTGCTCAAACAGCAGCACCTACAGGTTGGACTAAATCAACTACTCATGATAATAAAGCATTACGAGTGGTATCAGGGACAGCAGGTAGTGGTGGTAATGCAGGATTTACTACAGCATTTGCAAGTTATACACCTAGTGGTAATGTAAGTGTCGCTGGTTCAGTTGCTATGTCTGGTAACATAGTTGTAGGTAATACTACTCTATCAGTAAATACCATACCATCTCACTCTCATAGTTACTCAAGGTCAGCAGGTAACACTAATACCCTTTCAAATGCAAATGGAGGTGGTAATACAGTAAAAAACAATTCTGTTACAGGTAACCAAGGAAATAATGGAGCGCATAATCACAATGCTAACCATAATTTATTAGGTAATTTAACAATTAACTCAAGTTCATTTACTGGTGATGCTCAAGATTTAGCTGTTCAGTATGTGGATGTAATTATTGCAACTAAAGATTAATGAAGCTAGAAGTTAAAGATAACTGCCCACTAAATAACTTTGAGCCATGCAAGCAATTTGATTGTGCATGGTTTACACAAATTAGAGGTCAAGACCCTAATACTGGAAAAGATATTGATGACTATGGTTGTGCTGTAGCTTGGCTGCCAATACTAACTATTGAAAACTCTCAACAACAAAGAAGCACAGGTGCAGCAGTAGAGTCATTTAGGAATGAAATGGTTAAAGCTAACGAGACATCTCAAAAAGTTTTACTAGCAGCGGCTAATGCAGATTTAAAATTGATTGGTAATGGAAGCTGAATTTAAAGACTACATTGGTATATTTCGTAAAGCTGCAAGCGAAGATTACTGTAATAGAATGATTGCTGAATTTGACCATATTGCTGACTGCAATTCTTCAGCAGTCCAAAATGGTGAGTTACAGTTTGGTAGTGCTACAGGAAGAAAAGATAGGTCTTTATTCTTTGAAGCTGTTGCTCCTGATTTAGCTGAAGAAACAAACAGGATATTAGACAGTTGTTTAAAGCCTTACATGGATGAGTACATAGGTTTACAACAACAAAGTTTTTCTAGCTATGTTGTAAAAGTACAACGAACTCCACCTAAAGGTGGCTATCATGTTTGGCATTGTGAACATGGCGGCAGTTCAATGCAGGATGCTACAAGGATGCTTGTTTGGACTTTATATTTAAACGATATACCACAAGGGCAAGGAGAAACAGAATTTTTACATCAAGGTCTTAGACTTCAACCAGAGAAAGGTACTGTTTGTCTTTTTCCTGCTTCATGGACTCATGTTCATAGAGGTAACTTTACAACTACAGAAACCAAATATATTGCTACTGGTTGGTACAATTCGTTATAAGGGTAAGTATGAAATTAACAATTATTAGAGACATGGGATTAGTACATGAAGATGGTGAAGGGCATATAGATTTAGACTTATCATCTGTGCCTACTAATATTCATGCGCTTCAGTGGTATGGCTCAGAAGGTGAAATAGAATACAATGATGGCACTAATAATGAGTTAATAACTGCATTACCTACTTGGGCTGAATCTGCAAGAACTGTGTTATCAAATAGGAATGATGAAGTTGCTGCTGAAGAAGCTGCACATCAAGCCTATTTAGATTCAGAGCAAGGTAAAGCTGAAACAGTTAGACAAGAACGAGATTTGCTTTTACAAGAAACAGATTGGATGGCTTTGTCTGACGTAACTATGTCAACTCAATGGGCAAACTACAGACAGGCACTAAGAGATATACCTGACCAAAATGGTTTTCCTTTTAATGTAACTTACCCAACAAAACCAGAGTAAATTATGGCAAAAGATTCAAGACTAACTAGAGCAGGTGTATCAGGTTACAACAAGCCTAAGCGTACACCTAACCACCCAAAGAAGTCACACGTTGTCGTAGCTAAATCAGGCGACCAAGTAAAAACTATACGCTTTGGTGAGCAAGGTGCTAGTACAGCAGGTAAGCCTAAGTCTGGTGAATCTGCTCGTATGAAGGCAAAGCGTAAATCATTTAAAGCAAGACACGCTAAGAACATAGCCAAAGGTAAGATGTCAGCAGCTTACTGGGCTAACAAGGTGAAATGGTAATGACAACATATTTAGATGTAGTAAACAACGTACTGAAGCGTTTAAGAGAACGCACAGTCTCAACAGTAAACGAATCAACTTACTCTACGCTTATTGCAACTTTAGTTAATGACGCTAAGGAAACAGTGGAAAACGCTTGGTCATGGTCTGGTCTTAGAACTACTCTATCTGCTACAACAGTAGAGGACACATTTAACTACGAGTTGAATGGTACGCTAAACAGACTGACAGTGTTAGACGTTATGAATGATACAGCTAACTCATTTATGTTGTATCGAACAGCCCATGAATTTAACCAGTTCTTCTTAGGACAAACACCAACTAAAGGTACACCAACTTACTACTCGTTTAATGGTATTAGTGCAGATGGTGATACGCTAGTTGATATATACCCAATACCAGATGGGGCATACGACCTACGCTTTAACGTAGTTCTTCGTACTGATGATGTAACTAGTGATGCTGATACTTTTTCTATTCCTACTAAGCCTATTGAGTTATTAACTTATGCTATGGCTGTAGAGGAACGTGGTGAAGATGGTGGTATCAACCCAGTATCTGCTTATGCTAGAGCTAACAACGCACTACAAGACGCTATTGGCTTAGACGCTGCCAAGCACCCAGAGGAGACAATCTGGTATGAAAGCTAAGACTATACTGATTGAAAACCTACCTACAACTAATGATGTTCTATATACAGTACCACCTAATGTCAGAGCAAAGTGGGTATTAGCTTTTGTATCTAATGGTACAGGCTCTACAATTAGTAACGTACATATAAAGATTGAGAATGGTTCTACTATTACAGTCATAGGTTCTAAGTCTTTATCGTCAGGTGAGTTCATACAACTAGAACAAGATGGTGGTTATGTAATGCTAGAGTCTGGTTATCAAATTACAGGTGATGCAGGTTCTACAGGTGTATCATGTATCTTAACATTTGAAGAAACACCATTCTTAGTGAGTACAGCATAATGGCAAAACCTTTAGTAACAGCATCATTAGTAGCACCAGCTTTCTTAGGTTTGAATACACAGGAAAGTTCTGTAGCTAATGACCCAAGATTTGCACTGGAAGCTAACAACTGCGTAATAGATGAGTTTGGTAGACTAGGTGCTCGTAAAGGATGGATATATCGTACTACTAGCGGTGGTACTGGTACTAACCTTTTAGGTATGCACCCATTCATAGACGTTACTGATGCTAAAAATATAATCTCATGGAACGCTACAGGTTTTTATAAAGGCTTTACTTCGCTTAGTTCCTTGACTGTAACAACTACTGACACAATCAGTGCAGGTAACTGGCAAGCAGTAACACTAAACGATAGGGCTTACTTTTTCCAAGGTGGGTACAAGCCTTTATACTACACTAACGAAACAACAGCAGATGAGTTTGAGGCAATAGAAAACCATGCTGATTGGGACGACACAGCACCACCTTTAGCTAATATAGCTATGTCTGCATTTGGTAGACTATGGGCTGCTGATACACCTACTAATAAAACTACAGTATATTTCTCAGACCTTCTGAATGGAGCTAGGTGGGGTTCTGGCAGTGCAGGTAGTTTAAACGTAGCTGGTGTACTTCCTAAAGGCTCTGACGTTATTACAGGTCTTGCTGAACACAATGGGTATTTAATTATATTTTGTCGTGACAACATTATTATCTACTCTGACCAGGATAGTTTCCAAGCTAGCTTTGATGTCAACACTTTACGATTAGTGGAAGTCATTAGTGGCGTAGGCTGTATAGCTCGTGACTCAATACAGAACTTAGGTAATGATGTAGTGTTCCTATCTGCTACTGGTTTACGTTCGCTAGGTCGTGTCATACAGGAAAAGTCACAACCACTAAATGACTTGTCTAAGAATGTACGAGATACGTTCATGGACATTGTAAACAGAGAATCAGACTTTGGCTTGATTAAGTCAGTGTATTTTCCTGAGGACGCTTTCTATTTAATTACTTTACCTGAAGCACAGACACAGTTTGTGTTTGATACTAGGGGTACACTTGAGGACGCTTCACTTCGTGTAACGACATGGAATAACCTAGACCACACTGATTATGTTTATGACGCTAAAGATAAGGCACTCTACT